TCCACCAAAACCAGCAAATGCTCCACCTGCTATTCAACAACCTCCTCCTAATAGACCAACACCTCCACAACCTATACCACAACAGTCACAACCATCAGGACCAATAGCACCACCAAAACCACCAGCAGTTAAGCCACTTAATTGACCAAATCCGCCACCACTAAAACCGCCAGTTTCATCATCCCCACCAGCTGCAAATTTAGATAATCCATAAGTAACTGCCACAGCTGATAAGGCTGCTGCTGCTGCGCCTACTGAAACGCCACCAGTTGCAAATGCGGTTGCAACACCTGCTCCGGCTGCTGCTGTTCGTAATGTTTTCATAGCTGTAACTAATGTGCCAATAGCAGTAACAAATGCAACCACTTTACTGGCCACAAATACTCCAGCAATAACTGAACCTAATATAACTAGCTCATCTTTAATGCTTACAACAAATTTAAGGGTTGATCTTAATTGTTCACCAAACTGAAATGCTGCTTCGGTAGCTTTAGTGATTCCAGATGTAACTGAGTTATCACCTGTTAGGCCAGCAACAAATGCTTGGATATTAGGAACAACTACTCTTAATAAATAATCAGCAAATTTGACAACAATAGGTAGTAGTGCTTCTCCTATTTTTTCTCTACTCTCATCTAAAGCAATTGTTAATTGTCTAAACTTAAATTCAGCATTAGTTGCCTCATTAGCAATAAAGCCATTATATGTATTTTTTAATTCTTTTGTAATGTCATCAAATGACCTGCTTTTTAATGAAGCAGCATCTATTCCTAGCCCTAATTTACCTAATGCAGTATTTGATCCATCGTAAGCTTTACCTAATGCGTTTGTAACTGTTTCTAATGGCTTACCTGTGGCAACACTTATTTCTTGAGCAAGGCTTAATAGTTCCTGCGCCTTAGTAACATCCTGAGTCGATCTAATCAAGCGAGATAGGGCTGGCCTTAAAACATCATCGGTAGTAGCAGTCGCAATTGCTTGTTTTGTAATGTAAACATCAATACCTTTGATTTGTTCCTCAGTAGCTTTAGTATTTGCTCTGATTGTTTGTTCAAGGGATTTTCTAGCTTTCTCATCCTCAGCAGCAGCTTTAACGGCAGATACAGCAAATGCACCAACAGCAGCGCCAGCAAGCGCGAAAGCAGCAGCAGCCTTTTTACCAAAATCTGCTATTTGATCTGCTGATTTATTGACTACCTTTTCAGCATCATTTAACCCTTTTTTAAGGTTATCAATATCAGCTGCTAACGCAAGCGTTAAGGTTCTACTGGCCATCAGCAAACTCTTTTCTAATCTCTAGAATAATTTCTTCAAACTCTTTAATCAATTGTGGTTGCATGTGTCTTAAAGTTGGATAGATAAACCAACCGCGAGATCCTGGCCCTGAAGGCATTGGCCCTGACCATCTTGGAAATTGCGGATATTTACTAGATCCAAATTCAGCAGCAGCTCCAATACCTTTGCGATTACCTTTAGCATCGTTGCGAGTATTGAATTGAGTTGTTGCACCACCTGAAAACTTTTGACCTGCAAATCCAAATTGGATCTCACCTAATAAAGATGATGCTTTTGCTTTACCACCTTGAGCAACACGATCTGCAACTTTACCTCTAGATGATGCAACGCGCCTAATCTCTGTTAGTTCTCGCTGAACTAAAACTTGAACTCTTTTCTTAGTTTCAGCAATAGCCACATCATTCATGTTACGCAAAACTTTAGCAATCTTATTTAATTCTTTTTTATCATAAAATATCGATGGATCGGTGCTAACTGCCATTCCGTTCCTCCAATATCTCGATTGCTGTAATTATGTCGTCTGCATCAACCCATTCGCTTATTGGTATTTGAGTTGCTATTGCTAGCTGAACCAATAACCGGCTTAGGCTTCCTTCTCTGTGGCTTTTGGGTTTGCATCACCGACTTGAACATCGGTTACAGTTTCGCACCATGTTTCGTAAGGTTTAACTGCCTTGCCGGCAGCTTCTCTCTTATGTGCATGATAAGCCAAAAACATAAGATCACTTATGCCCATCTTTTCAGATGCTTGACCGATTATGTTCCCAGTCTTTTGTTCCCATTTTTGCCACTCAGGCGGTTGGGCTACATAAGTAACTTCCTCGCCTGAGTTATATGAAATTGTAATTGGTAGTTTCATTAGTTGCTCCCGTTTCTAATTGTTAAGCGAAGTTTTCTGCTGGCACTCCGATTACTTGGAATGTCAAAGATACAGTCTGTGCATCTGGTGCAGTTCCACCAGCTGAAGGCCACATTGGTAATACTTGGAAAGTAAACACTGCGCCTGATGTAGCTGTAAAAACTGTGCTAATTGCTGTGTTTGGTGCTGACTCTGCAACGCCCCATAGGATTTCACAAAGTGATCCAGTTGCGCCCCAATCGGCTAGCATCTCTACCGCTAGGGTAAAGTTGTTATCGATAACTTTAAAAGCCTTGCCGTCTAAAGTTTCGTAGGTTTGGCGATTCATTTCGCCAGTTAAAACTGCACTTGTTGCTTGAGCATCGAAAGTGTTACCACCGATTGTGAAGGTAACATCTCTGCCCGTAATTACTGTGGTAGGCACTTGAACTCCTTAAGTTGTTTGTTGATAGTAGGTTGAAACATTAATATCAGAGATCAACAAAGTTGATGCTCCGACCTGTGTAACTGTTGGTCTTTCGACCACTCCGACAATATATCCATTAGGAATAACTGCCAGAATACTCATGATTAATTGCTCGATATTGTCGAGCGATGCAGGATTGCTATTGTAAGCAACCGCTGCTGTGATAGTCATATTAATTTTACATCTAACTGATGACTTCCCAATAGTTTCGATTTCAAGGTAAGGTGATGATGGAACTAAAACGACGGCAGGTGGCATCGGCGACTCTGGAACGAAGCTGTAGACATTTCCTGCAACACCTGCTAATGCTGTGGCAAGTGGTTGTCTAACTGATGAAAGAATTGTTGATGCTGGCATTTATTGACACATGCTTTCGACATCCATGTATGGGCCTAAAATCCCAACAACTCTATTGAATAAACTTCTACCAATACGATAAGGAGTTGCTGTAAAATCTACTCCTTCAATTTGTCCGCCTGCTGCGACTCTTGATTGGAATACTTCAACGGAAACAACGAAAACTGCTGATCGAACAGACTCATTTCCAACATAAGTTGATGCTCCAGATAAAGTCGCGACTCCAGATGGAATAACATTTGCTTCGATGACATCGGCATTTGTGATTGCAGCTTGAAAGGTATATGCGCCAAGATCTGAGTCAAGTATTGTTCTTGTTCCATTGAATGGAGTTCCGCATCCTGTGATGACAACTGATTGTCCTGCTGTGAATTCATGAATTCCTAGTGTAGTAAAAGTGGCGACATTATCAGTCAGCGACACTTTTTGAATTGGGCTTTTGAATGTAACCAACATTGGCAAAATTGTGTTTTCAGCTGTATCTATTATGCCATTTAGATAAGTGTCATTGTAGAGAGCGGAAGATACCCCAAGCACGGCTCTTAACTCGGTGGCCGAAATAATGCTAGGCATGAAATACCTTCCTCTCTACTCTCCCTTAAAGGATGCCTGTGATCGGGAGCAACCACAGGCACTCAGTTAAATTAAGAAACTGTTAGTTTGCGGAATGCAGTTGGGTAACGATTAACTACTGCAACATATCCATAAACACCAATCTCAATACGGCCATTAGCAACAATATTGGCACGAAGCTCAATTCTTGGTGACTCATGGAAGCGCATCGCGTTTGATGGATAAACCAACGCAAACTTGTCGCCTGTGTAGTTTGGATCAACAACTAGTGAAAGTCCTGCGACTGTTCCCTGAGTCGAGCCTTGAGAAATTAGACCGCCAGCATTCTGCGGAAGTGCTGCTGCAAATAGAGGTCGGTTAGAACCATCAACTGCTGAAAGTAGCCCTGTGAAGCTAACTGTTCCGGCTGCTGTTGGTGCAACGCATAGACGATTTGGAGTTGAGCGAGTTACTTCGTATGAATCAGCAATTCCATCAGCGATTGCTGCATAGATTGATGCTCCAGTTGAAGCTACTGCTGCATCGCGTGCAAGACCTAATGCGTAAGCATCTGTCTTTTGTGCATAAGATGCTGCTAACTCACGAACTAATAAATCAGCAAATGATCCGCCATCAATAGCAGAACGATCAAATAATTCAACATTTACAATGTTTGCACCAGCAAATTTTACAACTGTATCTTCTTGGTATGTAACAGTTGTATCTGTTGATGAAAACTCAGCACCTTCAGCAGTTTGTGCAACTGTTGCTTGTGTTCCCAATACAGGTGTGAAGATCTTCATTCCTGTTGCAGGAAGTGGAGCGCGCTCGATTGAATCAATAAATGGACGAGATGCATCAATAATCCCAATTGCATCGCGTAGATAATTTGGTGGAACAGATCCGGTATTCTCAGATACTGTTGCAATTTGTAATGCTGCTACTAAATCGCGTGCATCTGTATCGCCTTGAATAGCGCGAACCTGTGCATTTAGATATTGTCCTGCTGTAACATTTGTATCAACGCGTGGCTTTGTATATGCCATGTAGTTGGCTGTTACAACTGGAGCTTGTGCCGCTTCTACCGCTTCGGTCGCGATAGGAGCTTCAGATGTAATCTCTGACACTTTGTTCTCCTCTGTTGTTGTATCCTCAGCGGCTGCTTCGGAATTCTCTATTGGTGTTTCACTTGCAGCAACTTCCGCCACTCTTGCAGAATCAATTGCTGGCTCGGTTACTAGTGAAACTTCTTGAAGTGTGCTTGATTTAATTCTTAGCACGCCTTCCTCATTTTTCCATTCATTAATTTTAACTCCGACAGAAAAACCATCACGAAGTCCAGTTGCAGCTTCCTCTAATGCATCATCGGCTCTAAAAGTTTTGGCTAAACGAAATGTGGCTTCTAAACCTGTATCGGTAGCATTAATATCAATTAACTTGCCTAAAGGTTTGGTTGTTTGATGCTCAAGCAATAATTTGACAGGCTTTGAGAAATCAATTGAATCTTTTTCAAACACAGTTAATCCTGCACTTGTTGATCCTTGCTCATCCCATGTAACGATCTTTCCTGAGATTGTGCGCTTGTTAGTGTCAGCAGCTGTTATCTCTATTGGGAAACTAATTTTCATCGTATTAGGTCTTCTTCCTCTTGGATTTGTTCAACGCTCATTGCGCCGATGCGGTTTAGGATTTCATAAACTTGCGCACGCTCTAAAGCAGATCCACGCAAGAAATCATCTATATCAAATCGAGTTTCAATACCATTCGGGCAGAAATCGGCTTGAGATAATCTTTGTTCAATTGCAGTTAAAATTGGTCGTAATGAAAAGTCAATAAGTGCTTTTCTTTCGGCTGTCATGTTGCTGTATGTCATTGAGGTTGTTTCAGCAGATATAAATGATGCAGGAATGCCTGAAGCTCTTGCAATTTCTAAAGCAAGGTATTGGCGTGCTTCATTCATTTGAAGCGATTTAGGATCAAAACCTAAAGTCTGTAATTCAACATCAGCATTTAAGAATGCAGTTGATCTTGTTGATCTTGAAAGTTTCCATGACTCTAAAAGTTTTGTAATTCTTTCTGGAGTTAAATTTGTGCCATTTGATTTAAGAACCATTTGTGGCATTGGTTCTTTGGCATACATTTCAGCTGCTTTTTCTAATTCAGCAGCAGCTTTAATTGTGCGACCTGCTCGATTTAATATACCTTCATCCAAACCATTGAATACAATTAAACTGCCCAAACCAAACGGCGGTACGCGCTTTTGATCGACTGTGTAGTATTCGATCTCAGTGGAGTCAGCATTTAATGATGCAAATACTCTATTAGGAGCGATTCTTGTCCACGCTCTAATTCTTGAAGCATCTGTTGAAGCATAAGCATCCATTACCATTCCAAAAGCCTGGCCGTATAAAAGTAAATCTTCCGCAATCCATGCGTAAATTGCTGATCCTGCAACTCTTGGATCTGGTTGCATAATTACGCGATTTGGTCTTATGTGTTCATTTGTAAAATGATTATATTGTTCTAGCGGTAAAGATCCGACTGTTGAGCAAATTATATTTCTTGCGCGTGCTCCAGATGGAATTGCCATATACTGTTCGCGAGTTGCAGTTGTTGTTCCAAATAAAATTCCGCCAACTAATTGTTGTGCGTTGTAAGGTGCTAATGCAGCAGCTACATCAACTGAATTATCTGGTTGAGTTGCTCGAAATCTATCTAATAATCCCATTAGCATATAATATACCATAAAGTCAATATATTATGCTATTTGAATGTCAACTTCCGTTTCTACCTGTGTTGCAAAATAGGTTGCTAAAGCAGATGCCACAGCTGCACAAACTGCGACTCTACTTGCACGCCTTCCGATGATCCATGACCCATCCCCATAGGGCAGTTTTGCAGCGGAAAGTGTTTGTTGGGTCAGTTCGTCTTGACCCCCGTGCTGTAATCGATGGGAATTGATTGCGCCTAACCACCGATCACACGATTCAGCATATATCGCCCCATCCATATCTGTAATGGGAATTCCAGCAGGAACTAACCGACTTGCGACAGCTTGTGCAGTCCTTTTGGAATAAGCGACAGTCTGAACATTATATTTTCTTACATAGGGTGCAATATCGTTTGCAACCGCTAAATCATTGATTGAATAATCGTTTGACCATGTATGTAATAAAACTAAATTAAATTTTTCTCCTGGTAATTTTTGAGTAGCCACTAATGCACCAAATTTACGATCTGGACTTAAATCTAATCCAAACCATGTTTCTTTGTCAGGGTCTAATGGTATTGGGTCAGTTCTGCACAATTCCCACTTTTGGGCATCAATAGCTGAATTGATTGTATCTACCCATTGACATAAAACTTCAGTTCGCACAATATCAGGTGGATCATTAATAACTGCTTTCAAGTTATCTGGATGAATTGTTATTCCTAAAGATGGATTGGCTTGAGCAAATGCTGGCCAGTTAATATCACCCGACGGAAGGGTAATCGGTGCATCTGGCTCGGCACTCCACTCAAACCAACCCAACGGGTCATTAGTCGTGGCTGACGCTAATGCCCTCTCACGCAATTTGTTTAGAATTACGGAATGTTGATCTCCAGCGTTTGAATAAATCCATACTTGCGGATTTTGTGCAGCCATCATGGTATAACGCATTGATGACCAAGCATCCTCATCTTTATATTCTCTTAATTCGTCCAAATGGATTGTAGATGGTTTAGAAATACCACGCGAAGCATTGTTAGCTGCTTTTACCACAAACCTGCGACCACCTTTTAATTCCATTTCCTCAGCACCATGTTGCCATCGTATCTTTTTTACTTCAGATGCCAGGCGATCGTTTTCCTCAATTAGAGAAACCATCTGTCTAAATGTTTCTAATGATGTCGTAAGTCTATGCGCTGATGAGAGCTGTAAGTTTTCGCCCCACACAAACATGCCGGTCAGGATACGCAACATCATAAATGTAGACTTGCCATTTTGGCGTGCGATCAAAAGGCCAGCCTCCGTGTGATGCCAGCGACCATCTGGCTTGACCTTATGGCCATGAATAGCCACAAACTTTTGCCAATCCATTAAAGGAATACCGATCTCAGCTGCGAAGTCGATCATTTCATGACCTTTTGACGGCAAATCATTCAATTTACTGTGAATTCGTGGAGTTGGCACACCTCCTAATTCTGATTGAGCCTGAATTGAGTCGATCAATTCTTTTTCAAAGTTGTTCAAAGCGATCCAGCCTGATCGTGGGCGATCGAGGTGTTTTGTGGGTTAGAAAAGGAAAG